TCTTCTGTTTTGCCAGAAGATAATGATGAAGATATTTTGAATATTGGCTTGCCAGCAACAATTTTTTCTGATATAAAAAAGGGAATTATTAATGCAGTTGCTGGAATTCATGATATTGATCCAAAAATAGTTTGTCAAATTGGTTATCACACACAAAAATGGGAACCAGGAGCATATGCACGAATACATTCAGATAATACAGACGAACATGGAAATACTGGTCCATTTGAAAGAAGTAGATATGCTGCATTTTTATATTTAAATGAAAATTTTGAAGGAGGCCTTCTAAAGTTCCCAGGTCATGATATAACAATTCCACCAAGAACTGGACTTCTTGCAGCATTTGCTGGAGGATTTGAAAATATGCATGAAGTTACATTAATAACAAAAGGCGTAAGATATACTCTTGGATCATTTTGGGATGATAGAGAAGAGTCTGACTATCCAGAAGAGCTTCGTGAGCAATGGAAAGAAGAAATGCAAAAAATTAGAGATATGCAAAAAATTGAAAAAGAAGAATGGCAAGAAATTCTTAAACAAGGGTATAAGATTGATAGCAATGGAAATAAATACAAAGTAGAGGATCTTGACTAATATGGCTGCCTTTTTAAAGAAAGAGTTAGAAGATAATGGGTTTATTGTTAATGAGATTATAGATAATCTAATTATTGTAGAAAATTTTATTTCTGCAGAAGAGCTTGTAGCGTATTTTGATATTATAAATAAGTCAACAGAAGATGATTGGAAAAAAGAATATTTAGATAATTTAGTGCCTTTTTGTTTAGAAAAATTTGGCAGAGATGATATTGAAAATCTTGTTGCTGAAGGCAAGCTTGAGATTACACAAAATTGGGAAGATAAAAACTTAAAGCTAACTGGACATGCTGTTGCTGATAAAATTTGTACAAGATTAAGAAATATTCTTGACCAAGCTTCTAAAAGTTTAGAGTTAGCAGATTTAAAAACTTTTCAAAGAATGTATGAAGGAACAGAATTAAAAGCACATACTGACCAAGACACAGACCCATCAATTAGATATGCAACAATAGCCTATCTTAATGAAAATTATTTTGGCGGAGAAATATTTTTTACTCATAAAAACTTAAAATTAAAACCAAAACCAGGATCTTTATTAATTTTTCCAGGTACTGAAGAATTTCATCATGGTGTAACACATGTAGAGGCTGGACCAATAAGATATGTTCTGGTTGGTTTTATTAAAGAAGAAGAATTTTACGAAAATAACAGATACTAGGGAGATGGCATAGATGAAAAAACAAATTCTAGATGAAAAGGTTTACTATTACGAAGATGGTGTTAAAGATTTTGATCTGCTTATGAAAACTATTGATGAGCTAGATAATCTAGAAAAACATTCTGGAACTTCTACTTGGTTTGACTGGACAGCATCTAACGATAAAGACTTTATTTATGGCTCTACTAAAACATTTGATATTGATCAAATAAACAATATGGAAGATCCATATCGTGAAAAAATGTCTTTTGTTTATAAAACCATAATGGATTCATTTTATGATGTTTCTAAAGACTATGCAACTGCCCTTGGAGATTATGATGAGCCTAAATTGTTTCCAACTTTTAATATTAAAAAATATAAAGAAGGAACATCTATGGGAGCACACTTTGATCAGCTAGATGGAGATCAAACTCTTAGATATTCATTAGTGATGTATTTAAATGATAATTTTGATGGAGGAGAAATTTCTTTCACAATGTCAGATTACTCTGGTGTTTTAGAAAGACAGACTCCACATCCAGATTATGATCATCCAGAAAATGTAGACCTCATGGATTTTTCTGTTAAGCCAAAAGCTGGAAGCGTAATTATATTTCCATCATCAGCTCCATATCATCATACAGCACACTTAGTGAAAAGCAATTTTAAGTATATGGTTCCAGGACATTGGATACATAATAACATGGACTTTTATCACCAGTCCCCAGAATACTAATGAAAACTGCTATAGTAACTGGTGCTAGCAGGGGCGTAGGATACGCTACAGTTAAACTACTATCTCAGAGTGGATATCGTGTTATAGCAGTCTCTAGGGACCTCTCAAGTATAAATGAGCTATGCTCTGATCTAGTTGAAACATATCAGCTAGACGTTACTGATTCAGAACAGATTAAAGAGTTTTTTAATAAATATAAAGATATTACATTAGATCTTTTAGTTAATAATGCTGGTGGTGGGGCAGGACCTACAAGAATTATTAATGAAACTATGGAAAATTTTAGGATAGCCTATGACATAAATGTTACAGGGCCAATGTATCTTTCTCAACTGTTTGTTCCTTGTATGGAAAAATCTGAATCCCCAACTATTATTTTTGTAACCTCTATTGGTGGCAACGTCCCTTACCCTGGAGGAGGGAATTATACAAATGCTAAAAGAGGTGAGATAGGTTTAATAGAAACTATGAGGCTAGAGTTTCCATCCCACAATATTAAAATAACTGAAATATGTCCAGGGACAATAGATACTCAAGAACAAAAAAAGAGTGACGCTTTAAGAGCAGAGGATATTGCAAACTCTATACTTTGGATTTCTTCTTTGCCTAGCCACTTTAATGTAAATAGTCTTAATATTAGCCACATTAATAACTCTGTATTTAGATAAAAAAATATCCCCCAAGGTGTTAACCAAGAGGGATATTTTTTACTATTTTATTCTGGAAAATTTTTCATCCAGGTCTTAGTTCTTGGGGTTATACCTTTCCAAGAAGACCAGTCCTTACCACCATTAGTCATATAGTATGCAATCTCTGCATTCTTGACGGGATTAAAAAGCTCAGCATTTGAATCAAGATCAAACTTAGTTCTGCGGTCAGGACCAAGCTCATCTATCATATTTATTTGAAACATACCATATGAAGAATCTCCTGTTTTATGATTTCCGTTAAAAGCCAATGGTCGACCATTTGACTCTTTCTTTGCAACGGCCCAAGCGACCACAAGATCCCTCCCCTTAAACCCAACTAGAGATAAAAGCTTCTTTAGCTCTAGGTCTGACAGGTTTGTCTTATTTTCAAAAGACTTTAACATTTTTTCTTTAGAAACCAAAAAAGCCGACTTAGGGTCGGCAAAAGCAGATTCTGAAGTTTTACTTATTAAATTATTATTGGTTTCAGGGTTTACAGCATTAGCCGTGTTGCTTACGGGTGCTATAATTCCAACCAAAGATAGGATTCCAATCCAAGCCATCTTGTCTCTTCTCATAAAATATACCTCCTAGAGAACAATAGCTACCACCTGGTAGCATAGTATAAGTATAACATGGATTTGCCTCCAAAAGCAAACTTTTAACATTTTTAAATATTTGTTACCTATTTGTTATAATTCAAGGTGGTATAATAGAAATACTATGGTAAATTACAGAAATAAAGATGAGAGTGCGTTAACAACGGTAAAACCAAGAACAATATATAATCTTGGAAATAAGCCACCATTGATTAATTGGACTATTGTTACTGGGGATAGTGCAGCTTTTAGAATTTATGTTCAAGATGATACAGGTGCTGCTATTAATGTTTCGCTCTGGACAATTAGAGCACAGTTTAGACGCTATTCAGATAATGTTGGAGATGACTTATTGTTTACACTCACTCCAACAGGAACAGTAGATGATGGTCCTGGAGAATTTGTATTATCCCTAACACCCGCCCAGTCAAAGCAGCTACTTACTGGAGACGTATTTGATGTACAGCTATCTGATCCCACAAGAGTCTGGACTGTATGTCAAGGTGAAATGGTTATGATTGGCGAAGTTACAGATCAAGAGTCATAATAAATGGCTAAAGCAAATATATTAGATACTAAACCTTTTGCAAAAGTGGTGTTAGATATAAAACCAAAAGCATCAAATGCTAGAAACGTAAATTATCCTAAAAAAGTTCAACCAACAAATATTCTTCCATTTAAATTAAGAATTACAAACATAACAATCGGTGGTGTAGATCCACTCGCACCCCCTGGAATTGGTGTTCAGGTTATCGGATTTTCTAACTATATATTGTGATATAATCAACACATGGCAAAAATATCAATAGCAAATATTAAGCTTCTTTTTCAAACTGGTGATCGTCCTACTCAGGCAGATTACGTAGACTTGATTGACAGCACATCAGCAAGATCAACAGACCTTGGTTCAGATGGTAACAATGAGACTACAATTAACGGTATTGAAAATACTACAATCTTTGATAATTTTGATGCAACAGAGTGGAGATCAGTAAAGTACATGATCTCAATTAAAAAGACTTCTGGTGGTGCAAATAAATATTGGGCCACAGAATTAACCGTACTTGCTGATGGTACAGATGTATCAATCAGTGAATATGGAACAATCGACAATGATGGGAATATTGGCACCATCTCTGTCTCTAGGGCGGGAAATACAGTTTCATTATCTGTAGTTCCAGTGGGTGGGCAAACCCCTATAACTCTACGCTATTTGCGTACTGGGTTAAAGGCTTAATAGAGGAGATAAAATGGCAACAGTAACAAAAGATTTTAGAGTAAAGGCAGGACTGGTAGTTGAGGGGTCAACTGCGACTGTCAATGGAAAAAATATTATCACAGCAGGTGTCGTTGACGCTAAAGGTGATTTAATTGTTGGTAGTGCAGACGATGCAGTAGCACGTCTTGCAGCTGGCACAAATGGATATGTACTTACAGCAAACTCAAGTGCAACAAATGGACTTGAGTGGGCAGCTCCTGCAGCAGTAGGAACATTTGATTCAAGCATTGTTTTTGAAGGTGCTACAGCAAATGATTTTGAAACTACACTTGCAGTAACAGACCCAACAGCAGACCGCACAATCACACTTCCAGACGCAACTGGTACAGTAGCACTTACTTCAGACATTACAGTTAGTGCATCTTCAACAAACACATTTTCAAACAAGTCAATTTCTTTAGCAACAAACACAGTAACTGGAACTACTGCAGAATTTAACACTGCACTTTCAGATTCTAACTTTGTAACTACTGGAGATACTGGCACAGTAACTAGCACAATGATCACAGACGGAACTATTGTTGATGGCGACATTAATGCATCAGCAGCG